AACCGTCGAGCAAACCCGGCAAGCCGTTGAGTTTATCCAGCGTTACATCGAGCGGACAACGACCGACCGCGCCGCATCAGACCAGCAGACCGTGACCGACCAAACCGTCGAGCAAACCCGGCAAGCTGTCGAGACTGTCCGGCACTACATCGAGAGGACAACGACCGACCGCGTCGCATCAGACCGGCAGACCGTGACCGACCAAACCGTCGAGCAAACCCGGCAAGCTGTCGAGGCTGTCCAGCGCTACATCGAGCGGACAACGACCGACCGCGTCGCATCAGACCGGCAGACCGTGACCGACCAAACCGTCGAGCAAACCCGGCAAGCTGTTGAGGCTGTCCAGCGCTACATCGAGCGGACAGAAACAGAACCTAGCGCGACATATCAAAATGCAGGGTTTACAAAATATCAAAAAGCGATTATTCCAAATTTAGCCGGCATGGACGCCATCATGCGCCGGCCGCCAGAATCACTGCAACGCGCTTATCGCGGCCTCGATCAAAAACCGGCGTTAGCCCGATCGACCGAAAATATACAGCCCGGCGACCCTAGCAATGACATCACCGTCAATGTCCCGGTCACCATCAACCAAGACCCTGCCGCGGGTAAGTCTGCTGCGGAAGGTAACAATGCAACCGCCGCTAAAATGAACGAACTGGGCCAACGCATCAAAGCTGTTGTCCGGGATGAATTAGTGCAGCAATCACGGCCCGGCGGCTTGCTGTGGGATATGAGGAAAGGCTAATGGAAATCTTCACTTGGCAAACCGATAAATTCACGCTAGCCGAAGAGCCGCGCGTGCTCACCGCGCAATTCGGCGACGGCTACCGGCAAGATAGCCCGGACGGACTCAACGCCGATTTGCAGGCCTTGGAATTAACCTTTGAGGACATCTACGCCGTCGACGCCTTGGCGATGCGGGCTTTTCTAAAGGCGCGCGGCGCAGCCGAAGCGTTCTTATTTGTCACGCTCTTGGGTGAAACTATCAAGGTAAAGTGCGCCAAATGGGACGTCAAGCCCGCTAAGAAAAATCGACTCACGATAACCTGCACATTTAAACAAGTCCCATGATTTTACAAGAAATACAACAGCTCGATGCCAGCGCGCGGATCGAACTCTTTGAATTGTACATGGGCGACATCGCGCCCGAATTAAGCGGCGACGACCGGTATCTGCGCTTTACCGCACAAACCAACGAGCTTGGCGAAGCGGTGACATGGAACGGCAAGGCATACAGCCCGTATCCTATTTTCGCCGATGGCTTTGAAATCAACGCCCAAGGCTCGCCGCCGCGCCCAAAGCTGCGCGCGGCCAATATCGGCGGGGCGCTGTCGTCTCTATGTTTGGGCTACAACGATTTAGTGTTAGCCAAGTTGACGCTGATCAAAACCTTCGCGCGTTTTTTGGATGCCGTCAACTTCAGCGCCGGCAACCCGGATGCCGACCCTGCCCAGCATTTTCCGCTGGAAAAATTTTTAATTGAACGGAAAACCGAAGAAAACGACATTTTTATCGAATGGGAACTGCGCTGGCCTTACGACCTGCAAGGCGTGACCATTCCAGCGCGCCCCATCATCCAAAACCTATGTCCAACGCTGTACAAAAGCGCCGACTGCGGATGGGTTCCGGTGGCGGGTAAGTATTTTAACGCCGCCGACGCCGCCACCGATGCCGCCGGCGATACCTGCTCGCAAGCGTTGACCGGCTGCAAGCCGCGCTTTGGCGCTAAGTCCGTGCTGCCGTTCGGCGGATTCCCGGGGGCGGGCATGGTCAGGCGATAGATTATTTCTTATCAACAAATAACACCTATATCAAAAATTATGCCTGCCTACAGGCATTGATATTAAAGACTTACAGAATGTTGGCATGGAATCATGCTAAATAAATTATTGTTTTCTTTATAGAAACAATAGCTGGAATGAGCAATCAATGATAACGACCGAAATTTTAGCGCAAATTAAACGCCATGCCGATGAGTGCGCGCCGCGCGAGTGCTGCGGGCTGATTGTGCGGGTGGCCGATGGCAATAGCTATTGGCCGTGCCGCAACCTATCGCCGCTAGACGACCAATTCCAGCTACACCCCGAAGACTGGGCCGAGGCCGAAGATACCGGCGATGTTGTCGCCGTCGTGCATAGCCATGTCAACCGATCCGCGAGGCCCTCGCAGGCCGACCGCTTAGGCTGCGAGCGCTCTGGCTTGCCGTGGCTGATCGTAGCGCATCCATCGGGCGAGGTAGCCACGCTAGCCCCCACCGGCTGGCAACTGCCGCTGGTTGGCCGCGAATTCGTGTGGGGAATTTGCGATTGCTTTACCCTGCTGCGCGATTATTACCAGGGCGAGCTGGGCATTGCCATTGCCGCGCCGCCGGACGGCTACGCGCCGGATTTTTGGAAAGATGGCAAGACCTACTACAGCCGATTTGCTGAATGGGGATTTGTGGAATTAGGGCCGGAAGAAGCGCCGCAACGCCACGATGTGTTTCTGATGCTGATTAAATCGGATGAAGAGCCGAATCACGCCGGCATTTATTTGGGCGACGGCTTGATGCTGCATCACTTAGAAGAGCGTCTATCGGAACGGGTGCCCTATGGCGGCTTTTGGCAACAGGTGACGCGGTTTGTGGTGCGGCATCAATCGTTGATGGAGGCTACGGCATGACAAAAGTTAAATTGTACGGCCATTTAGGAAAAGCGTTCGGACGTGAATTCGAGTTTGAGCTGGACACCGTCAACGAGGCCATCCGCGCGTTAAGCGTGAACCTGGCAGGATTTCAGGCGTATCTCATCGAGCATTCGGAGCCGGGTTATCGGGTGCTGGTGGATGACCGGCCGGTGATGGATTTAGAGGAATTTGGGCTAAGCGCACAATCGGCTAGGGTGATTAAAATTGTGCCGTCGGTGGTTGGTGCAGGGGATGGGAAAGCCATTGGGCAGATTATTTTTGGCGTGGTATTAGTTGCTGCGGCTTTTTTTACATATGGTCAATCACTATGGGGTTTCTCGGCATCAACTGTTAGCAATGTAGCCTTGTCTGCCGGAGTTATGGGTGCCTCAATGATTGTTGGAGGCATAACTAATTTAATGTCGGCAGTGCCCGATACGGGCAATAACGCCAAACAATCGACCAACTACGGCTTTGGCAACGGCCAAGACACCATAGAACAAGGCCTGCGCATCCCGATATGCTACGGTCGCATGTTATGCACGGGCCTGCCAATTTCTGTTCGCATCGTGGTGGAAAATGACTGATCGACATAGCATCCAGGGTGCCGGCGGCGGCAAGGGCGGCGGTGGCGGCGGGCACGAGGCCGACGATACGCTGTTTTCGACCGCCTACATTGAGATTATCGAGGTCGTCGGCGAAGGCCAGATGCGGGGTCTTACCAATGGCGCTAAGAGCATATACCTTGATGACACGCCGCTGATCGATAGCGCGGGCAACCGAAACCATCAGGTCGGCTGGTCTATACGCACCGGCTGGCAAGCGCAGCCGCCGTTTCCGGCCGTGGAATCTATCTCGGCAGAAACCCAAATCGGCACGCGCGTGATGCAGGCCACGCCCATCGTAGCCACGATTACCGATGCTGATGCTGATTACGCAGTGCTTACCGTCGGCATTCCGCGATTAATGAGCATGGACGATAAAGGCAACATCAACGGCACCAACGTAGAATTTAAGGTTGAGTGCCAGCCTTCGGACGGTGCATACACCGTAGTATCGCGGCCGGCGAGCGTCGAAAAAGGCCTGTACGATGCCGGGCATGGCTACTTCCAATCGCCGGCGGCGACTTATGCCGCCGATGCTTACATCCTGGCCGCGGCGGCCGGCGATGTGGTGATAGAAAAATCCATAGACGGCACCACATGGACAACGGCCGATACCGTCCAACCCCAGCAAAAAATTAAGGGGCAAGGTTATTTTACAGCGTCAGTGACGCTGGATTTACCCGAAGGCGTGAATTATCTGCGCTGGACTGGCGCACCAGTGGCCGGCAATAGCGTGCAATGGACCTATTACGGCGCGGCCGGATCGATCAAGATTGAAGGCAAAACCGGCAGCCGTTATCAGCGCCAGTTTCGTTTTCCGCTGATCGGTACCGCGCCGTGGGCGGTGAAGCTAACGCGCATCAGCGACGATTCTACCAGCACAAAATTAGCCAATGAGCTGTATTTCGATTCCATCAGAACAGAAATTGTAGCGCGGATGAACTACCCGAACACGGCGCTGGTGTATTACCGGATTCCGGCCAAGGAGTTTTCCAGCATACCGCGTCGGCGGTCGGAATGGTTTGGATTAAAAATGCGCGTGCCGACGAATTACGACCCGGAAACACGCGCTTATACCGGCATTTGGAACGGTGCGTTTAAGTCGGCATGGACGGATAATGCGGCCTGGTGTTTTTACGACATATGCACGGCGGCGCGTTACGGCGTAGGCAAGTACATCGACGTCGGCAGCATCGACAAATGGGCGCTGTACGACATCGGCCGTTATTGCGATACCCTGGTCGATTCCGGCCGCCGGGACGATGCCGGCACGGTAATTCAAGAGCCGCGATTCACATGCAACATACAGATCAAGGACGCGAAAGAGGCATTTGTTTGGCTTAAAGACATGGCCAGCATTTTCCGGGGCATGCTGTACGTCATCAACGGCCAGTTGACGGCGGTCGCCGATCAGCCATCCGACCCGGTGCGGCTATTCAACCGCGCCAACGTGATCGATGGGCAGTTTAAGTTTTCCGGTACTGGGGCGCTGGCACGCAAATCCGTGGCCTTGGTGACCTGGCTTGATCCAGACGATTTGTACAATCCAAAAATCGAGTACGTGCCAAACCAAGCGGCGCTAAAGCGCTACGGCTGGAACCCGACCGAAGTGATTGCTGTGGGCTGTACGTCGCGCGGCCAAGCGCATCGACTCGGCAAATGGTTGTTGTACGATGGCGAAGTCGTAACATACGGCGTTGGCCATGATGCCGCGTTCGTGCGGCCCGGCGACATCGTGCAATGCGCGATACCCTTGCGCAGCAACAACCAACGCTTGGGCGGCCGTCTGGTCGGCATCGCCGCCGATGGCGTGACAGTCACGCTGGATGCGCCGATTGCGTTGATCTTGGGCCATGTGTATCAGTTGTCGGTAGCGCTAGCCGACGGCACGATTGGCTCGCGCGATGTCATCGTCGCCGCTACGGCAACAACCGATACCGTGACGTTGGTATCATCCTTAGCGGCGGCCGTGGTCGACAGAGCGGTGTGGGTGCTGGTGGATTGGAGTGGCGTACAGCCGACGCAGTGGCGCGTGTTAGGCTTAGCGGAAGGTAATAATCCAGCAGTAAAAACCATCACCGCTATCTCGCACAATCCCGACAAATATGCCGAGATCGACACGTTCGAGAGCGCCATCGACACATCCATCCTGCCGGCAGTGAATCCATTAAACATGGATGCGCCCGCGGCGATAACAATTGAAAACATACCCTTTATCGACAAAAACGGTGTCGCGCAAAACAAATTGCACGTACATTGGCTACAAGTCGAAACCGCAGTCCGCTACCAAGTGCGTTGGCGTATTAACGCCGGACAATGGTATCGATCAACTCTGATTATTGGTACGCTGTGGGATACTATCATAAAGGATGACGGCGTTTATGACGTGGAGATCGTGGCCATTAGCATACTTGGCGTGCAGTCGGCTCCAGCGCAGGCGTCAGTGACGATTATCGGCGATGCCACTTATATAGATACTATGATGCAATGGGTTAATGAATGACTATACAAGCATTAATTGACGCGATTGATCCAAATAAGCCAGTCAATGCAACGCCATCTCAGAAACCAACATTAAAATCTGTCCGTGATAACACCGCAGCAATAAAAAATGCGCTGCAAGCTATCGTTGATAGCCCGCCCGTCACCACGTCGCCGCATTATGAAGTGCTAACACTATCGGGTTTTAACGAAGATGTACTTTACCTGACCGGAGAAAACAAAGTACCGAATTTTTTAACCCTGAGCAACGGGGATATTTTATACGCAAAAGTGAGTAGTTAACATGGCCATATATAGAGATGCACCGCTTGGAGAGAAACCATCTCCACACAATTGGGAATTTCCAGACAAAGCTACCAGGGAAGCCGAGTCAATTCCGCCACTAGCGGAGGTTGGTAAGGCTTGGACATCAAACTTAAATAAACAAGCTTTACAGCTAGATGATCGCAGTTTATGGATACTTATAGATTCCGTGGAAGATACAGAAAATCCAGGAACTTACCTAACGACTTGGCAGGCTGTTAGTGGAACTACTCTTCCTAATTATTACTTAGGACTTAGGCTAATAGATTATATTGAAGCGAGTCCGACGATAACGGAACTTCATTTCTTTGATTCTTCAGGAGTAGACATTACCCCAGCTATTATGATTGCAGAATATGCAGGAACATTTGAAGCAGATGCTATCGATAACAGTTTAGCTACTTATTGGACTGGAAATGGAGGTATAAGTTACTTTCCGCAACTATTTACGGGAGTTTCCAACAGAAGACCTGAAGATGTAGCTAAAATAACATTATATGTTCACGACACCAGGCCGATGTGTACTCAATATGATTTTGTCGGTTCTGAGGATGGAGTTAATTGGCGTACTTTGAGTCATTTTGAAACTGAATTTGTTGTAGGGCCTGTTGAACTGAGCATCTACCCAAAACTACGGCAAACAATACAACGTATTGGATTTTATCAAACGAGAACTGTTGATAAATTCACCATTATAGAACACCCAAGTTTAGATGAAGCGTTGTTTGAAGTAGAGATAGTGAATGCTAATCACGAGATAGGGGACATCATAAAGATTAGAGAAATGTTTGACAGGACTAATGTTGGAATTCCAGGTTGTACCCTACTACAAGAAGGCTATGGAGAAGTGCAGAGTGTACTTGTGTTAGCTTCGGGGGAAGGAACTTTTGAGAAAACTGGGGACACCTTTTGGATAGCAAGAGTTGAGAACAAGCAAGACTATATGTATGACTTAGGGACTATTAACGCTACACAAAATGTAAATATCTGGCCTAATCTGTCAAATATACAAAGATTTACTTGCGGTGGGGCTTATACTATTACAGTTTTGCTAGACTTTGCAGGCACTTGGGGTCTAGCGAGTAAAAAAAGAACAATTGAACTTCACATAGTCAATATGGGTTTGGGAACTCTTTCTTTGAGTGGTGTAATATGGACGCTTTCCGACAATACTACAACAACCTCACTTAGTCTCTACTTAGCAGATTTAGGCACCGCTTTGAAAACATCAGGGACAGATGTTTTTGAATTTTATAAGCTTGAAGGTACTATCTACGGAAAGTTACTGTATTTCAACAGACCACAAAACAAAGTTATCTTTTTTAAAAATAATGTAACATCTTCTGTATATCTGACAAGAGATGGTTTAGCCGATATACCACAAAACAGAAAATTTCCCTTAGCTTTAAACGAAACTGTGCTGTTCAATGGATTAATTCTAGCTAAAGGAGTAGTTTCTGGTAATCTCAAGACTTGGGAAATAAGAGGCACTACTTCATGTGGGGCTACAGCGGGAAGCGTTACTTTTTCCGATGTTGTCCTGACGCCATTAATTATCGGCGGTGAATACTGGACATTCAGTCTAGCAGCAGATACTGGAGGTTTCCTTTGCGTCTTTGGCGGCGACTCAAATGCAGCTAATGTAAGCTGTGTTTTAGAGTATATAAGTGTTTTTGGGGGATGAGGGGTAATCCATCATTCGGCTACTTATCGCTCAAGAGTTTTTAACGGATTCGAGTATTGTCAACTAAGAGTTAATTATTCACTAAAAGAGCAGCAATGAGGTATTGATTCGTAATTTTTAGCGTTCAAGTATTTGCAAAGCCCTCATGAGAGCTAATAATGTTTACCTTTACAGCCGATGTCGGAGTTACGATTAACGTAGCTTCCGGAGCAGTATGTTCGCAATTAAAAAGAATAGAGTTGATAAAAACCAACGCTAATACGTGGCTGCTGACGGTAATAGGTTAGTTATCGGAGCATCGCAGTCTCGTTAAAAAAACCCGAGTTAACTGTAATCTAAATCACCTAAGCTTATGTTCATAGAGATTTTAAAATCGACAATTTTTGTCGTACATGTTCAGTCGTTTTACACGATACCCTTAACGATAACCTTGAAATCCGAGGCCGTAACTCGAAAAATAGAATTTTCCACTGATGGCGGAGTTGAATTTTTTGAGCCTCCTATAGCTGCTATAACGGCAACTATGCTTGTGGTGGTAGCTGGTGCTCCGATTACGCATGTGCGTTGTACGGGGATTATCGATGATACATTATTAATGGTGGATTAAATGAGTTTTCCGTCTGTTGGATTTGGATATATTCAGGGTTTACCAGGCGACCCTGGAGCATCTGCGTATGAAATCGCCGTAACTAATGGCTTTGTTGGCACAGAGCAAGAATGGTTAGACTCTGCCCCTAAGTTAGATTCGGCTAATATTTTCACTAAGGCTCAAAGTATTCAGGGTGAATCTAACGCAGCTTCGCTTGGCGTGGAGTTAACTACTAATGGGGCATTTACCGGAGATGCTACAGGTTGGACATTGGGCCAAAACTGGGCTTATGGCGCTAATAATGTCATTATCACTCTGGACGGAGTAACAGAAGGGATGTTGAGCCAGACTATTGACGTAATTAGCGGAATCTCCTATCTTATCGAATGGAGTCAAACTAATTCAATGGCTAATAATGGGTCAATTAAGACAATTATTGGTACAGTAGAGGGTATTTATGTATGTCCTACAGATACAAGTCCTGCTCTTATGTCTCAGGTTATCACAGCTAATGCTACCGACAGTGTTATGTTAAGTTTTGCTGCAATGGATGCAACGTCTACAGGCACAATAACTATCGGGGCCGTTACCGTTAAGTCGATCATATCTTCCTTGCCCCAAGAACTTTTTAAGGATTTATCTGGCATAACCAGAGGCTCATTATTAGCTATCGGAGCTGGTAACCTTAGTTTTGGAGCAGACAGTCAACAGTACACAACTACAGGATATGATAACAGCAATATAGGTAATGCAGGACAGCGAAATTTAACAATTGGCTATGGCAATAGTAATGTTGGTGCTATGGGACAGCAGCTATTGATAACTGGACATAATAATAGCAATGTCGGATCTTCTGGACAACAATCTCTAACCACAGGTAATGACAACAGCAATGTCGGATCAGGTGGACAGCAATTACTAACCACAGGAGTAAGAGATAGCAATATCGGGGCTTCCGGTCAAGGCAGCCTAACGACAGGAAGTGGCAATAGTAATGTTGGTGTGGATGGACAACGATTCATAACAACCGGAAACAGTAATAGCAATGTCGGCGCTTCCGGTCAGGAAAGTTTAACGACAGGAAATAACAACAGCAATATCGGAGATAACGGACAACAATCGTTATTAACCGGAAACAATAACAGTAATGTCGGAGTCGCTGGACAATATAACCTAACAACAGGAGTCCAAAATAACAATTTTGGAGTTATAGGGCAGCGATATTTGACCACGGGAAGTAATAACAGTTCTTATGGGTCGCAAGGTTTTTGCGATCTAACAACAGGTAATAATAACAGCGGGATAGGTAATAACACAGGTAGAGGCATCGTCACAGGCAGCAACAACTCTATCCTTGGAGCTGAGGTAGCTGGTTTAGATCCAGATTTAACCAATAACGTAATTTTAGCCACGGGGGATGGAGCTATTAGAGCGCAATTCAACGGGACTTCATGGAGCATAAAATCTGGGATTAGTGTAAATATGTCTGCTCTAGCTACTACAGCCACAGCAGGATTTTTAGAAATTCCATCCTGCCCAGGCGCACCAATTGGAGTGCCGACTCTAGCGTATATCGGATCGGTTCCTCTGGTCGTAGATTCGATCAACAACAGGCTGTACATATATATTAATTCCATTTGGAAATATGTGTCATTAACGTAGGGTTGGTATCAGCCAATAATTTTGTACGCAATTTTGTACAGTCACAAAAAAGGGTTAGATAAAATTATCTAACCCTTTGTATTATTTGGAGCTGGAGATGGGACTCGAACCCGCGACCGGCTGATTACAAATCAGCTGCTCTACCAACTGAGCTACACCAGCAAAGAGCGGATATTATACACAGATTTTATATGTTGCCTAGT